GATGACCAATGGCGTCCACCCCATCCCGTACAAGCACCTCGATCCCGGCGTGCGTGATCTGGTCGCAGCCCTCAACGCGCACGGGTTCCGCACCACTGACAGCGGCGACGGGGTGAGCAAGCCGCCGTCCGGCCGTGTGTTCGACTTCCCGCACGTCTTCATGGTCGTGGCGTCCGCGCGGCTCGTCGCTGAAGCTGACCGCCTTCACAGGCTTCGTGGTGCGCTCGGCTGCGAGGGCTGGACTGTGGAGGCCACCTATCGCCCAGGCGAGCCGGCCATCCTCGGATTGCTTGACCTTCGCCGTGATGGGCAGTCGACCCAGGAGAAGGCATGAGCGCCGACGACACGGGCTTCACCCTCTTTGAACTCCCCCCACCCACAGCACCGCGTGACGGCCCGTCTGATGAGATGCTGTCCTTGCTCGACGAGCTGACGGAGAAGATCAAGGCTGGCGAGATCGACGCGATCGCGGTGGCGTTCACCTCTGGTGGTGCGTGCTCGACGGCCTACCAGCTGGAGCAGGGCGCGCGCGTCAGCAGCCTCCACTACGCCGCAACGATGCTGCAAACCCGCGTCTACAACCACGGGATGAACCTGGACCCGGAGGACGTATGACCCCCATCACAGCCCATCGGCGCCCCACCGAAGTTCAGGCCATGCAGCACGACGGCACGAGGGCCACAGCACGAGCCCTTGAGGCTTGGCTGGAGTCGGCTGACATTGTGTCCGTGGCCCGTCTCACAGCAGTGGCCTCTTGCACGCAAGAGCAGGCCCGATCGGTGGAGGCTTGGATGGAGTCGGGTGGGGGAAGCACCGATGCTCTGGAGTGGGAGGTTGACGCCTTCCTGGATGACTCCCCGGCGGACGCGATCACCATCATCAGCAAGGGGCTGTGGGTGGTCAACGAGGACGGAGAGATCAGCGTCATGGGGGACGATGTGTTCCGGGACACGTTCGCAGTGAAGCGTGTGGGCACGTGTCGGTGTGAGCAAAACCGAGAGCTGGCAGAGCACATCCTGAGCCGGCAGCAGGCCGGGGACTTGCCGCACATTGGCCCGCCTCCCACACGCTGCCCGGTCCATCCGTGAACCTCATCAGCCTCCTCACCCCCGCTGTCTCCAACCCGCTGGCCCGGTACACCCGAGAGCCACCCGGCCACGGGGGCATGTCACCCCCACAGTACGAGTTCCACACCTCACAGGCCCGCAAGCGCTTCTGCCTGTGGGCCAACAGCATGGGGAAGACGTGGGCCGGGGGCATTGAAGCGTGGTGGCATCTCACCGATACCCACCCGTACCGAGATGTCCACCCACACCGAGACGCCTCACAGCTCACAGGCGAGGGCTGGCTGCTGGCTGATGACCTGAGCCAGGGGTGGAAGTCGGTGTGTAAGGCCATGAGGGCAATGGAGCCCCCCGGCGTTCTCCACGAGGACTGCCATTATGACCCGGAGCGTGGATACCGGTGGTGTGGCCGTCCGGTGCTGCTGCTCAAGAGTGGTCGGCGCATGGTGGGTAAGGGTGGCTCTCAGACGAAAAAGGCAATGGAGGGTGACAAGATCGATTGGCTGTGGGTGGATGAGCCTCCCAAGCGCAGCCACTGGAATGGTTGTGTCAGCCGCGTCAACCGGACCTATGGCCCCATCTGGGTCACCATGACGGCTGTGGCTGTCTCCGCATCCGAGGGTATCGGCTGGCTGCGTGACAAGGTGGACGGTGACCCTGAGAAGGGCACGCCTCCCCAGGAGGGTCGGTTCCCTGACCACGAGGACGGCTGGCATCTGCTGCAACGTGGCCTCAGCCGCGACTCAGCCCCCCACCTCACACGCAAGCAGATCGACGCACTGATCAACGGCTGTGACCCGTGGGAGAAAGCGCAGCGTGTCCATGCCAAGTGGCGTGGGGCTGTGTCCGGTCGGTGGGTGCCGTCGTTCTCCACAGACAACATCTTCTCTGACTCGCAGTTCAGCGTCGATGATATCCAGGGCATCGGCCTCGGGGCTGACTACGGGGAGAAGCCGGGCCACACCGTGTGGTATCTCGTGCTCTACATGAACGATGGGGTGCTCAACGTCATCAGTGAGTTTGCACCCCAAGAGGCCATGTCCGAGGCTGAGGAGGTCCGCGCAGTCAAGGCCCACCTCTTTGACCCTCTCGGCCTCTCCCTGGCAGCCGTGACGCACGCACGAGGGGACAGCAACAGCAGCGGTCACCGTGGGGCTGCCGTGACCCTCAATGGCCTCCTGAACCGCCACTTCGCTCGGCTGATGCCCAACGGCCGACCACCCTTTGAGCTTCGCCCCCCGTACAAAGGGCCGGGCTCCGTTCGGGCGCGAGCACGCATGATCAACTCAGCGTGTGCTGAGGGTCGGTTCCGGGTCCACGAGTCATGCCACAGGCTGATTGACACGCTCACACGGTGGATGGGTCTAAACGATAACCTCAAGCACGCATTTGACGCTGTGGGTTATATTGCCGACGTGTGGCTATCACCCGGTCGTGGTGACACTGCCCGACACCTCATCATCCGTAGGTAGACAATGACAGCCCCACCCCCATCCGTGAAGCCCAAAGACGAGGAAGATGAGGCCCGAGTCCATGAGCAGGGCCTCCGGTGGCGTATCCTCAAGGGTCGGCACCGGCCCGATGTGGAGGAGTCCATCCAAGCCACGATGGCTGCCGAGGTGGCGTCTGACCTTGTGTGGAATGTGGACCTGTCAGCCAACCCGCTCAAGTCCATCTTCACGCAGCTCAACACGGCATACATCGACCCCCCCGAGGCCCACCCGGCAGAGGAGCAGGACGCGGACGTATCCGCAGTGGTCACCCCGTACCTGTGGCCGCTGATGAAGATCCGTGCCCTCTACCAGATGGGCATCCGAGAGGCCGTGGTCCGCCTGGACTGGCCCACGGCAGCAGCCATCAAAGAGGGGGAGCCCGCTGAGGCTCAGTATCGAGTGGTCCCCCCGCACTGCATCCACGCAGCCCGACCCCACCGCAGACGCCCGGATCAGTTCGGGTACGTCGAAGAGGTTCGAGAGAGGACCATCACAGACCCCGCCTCGGGGGAGCCCGTCAAGGTCTGGGCATACGACGTGTGGGACATCAACAGTGAGCCCGCCTCGTTCCGTATTGAGATGGTGGGCAGCGACGGCGAACGCAAAGACATCACGGCGCAGGCATTGGGGCTGCTCGACTCTGAGACGGAGGCCGGGACGTACCCCTACCTCGACTCTGACAACCGACCCATCATGCCCTACGTGCTGGCCCACGCTGAAGTGCAGAGCCACCTGTGGGACTGGTCAGAGGGCACAGAGATCGTGGACGGCACCCTGAAGATGGCATCGGGTGTGACGTGGTGGTGGGATGGCTTCCACAGCTCGTCAAACCCTCAGCGTGTGGGCATTGACCTCGTGTTCGGTGGCGCCCGCACAGAGACGATCGGCAAGATCAGCAGCACCGAAGTCATCCCAACCACGCACAAGACCATCCTGCAAGCCTCCAGCAGTGGCCCGCCGGGCACTGGCAAGATCGCCCACTTCCCGCCGGGCATGGACCCCAAGAGCGGCCTGGAGTCCCTGCGCTCCTATGAGGAACGGCTGGCTATGTTCGCCGGCATCTCCCCGGCTGACATGCAGACCACCGGGTCTGCCCAGAGTGGCATTGCCATTCAGGTGAGCCGGGACGGCCAGAGGGCAGCCCAGAAGCGCTACGAGCCTGCCTATCGGATGGCTGATCAGTGGATTCTCGCCACAGCATCCCGCATGGCAAACGCACACATCCCCGGCCTGTCCCTGCCAGAAGATCCCCGAGGGTGGAGCATTGACTATCGGATGCTCGGAGAGTCCATCACCGAACGCAAGACGAAAGCGGAGACGGTAGCCCTTGAGCAGTCCAACGGCACCATTGGGCTGGTTGCCAGCGTCCGCAAGATGAACCCGGCCCTTGAGTCTGACGAAGAGGCCATCCGGTATCTTGAGGGTCAAGCGCAGGTGGATGCGGAGGCACAGGCCCGGCTGGCTCAGATCCAGGGTGAGACAGGCCCAGACACCGACAGCATTGGCGCCGAGGCTGCTACCATCTACGGTGTAATTGAGGCGGCTGTGGCTCAGGCCCGACCCCTCACCCCAGATGAGATGAACGACCTGCTTGAGAGTGCAGCCGAGATTGCTGGACTGTCAGCACCCACGCAGCAAGACGAGGACTGACAGCGTGGCCGACACCTACACCCCACCGGCATCCGTCGCCAGAGCAGCGCGCAGGGCTCTTGAGATCCGTGCAGCCCAGGCACCGTCAAACCGTGCTGGGACACGGGTGGGGCTGAGTCGGGCCAACCAGCTTGCCAAGCGCCAGCCGGTGAGCCTGGAGACAGTCAAGCGCATGGCTGCGTTCTTTGCTCGGCATGAGAAGAGTCCGGGCGCCAAAGAGGCACGCAAGAACCCCACGAGCAAGGCAGCCCAGGCATGGGGCCTGTGGGGTGGCAACGCAGGACGGGCATGGGCCAACCGGACCCTGAGAGCCCACAAGAGATCAACCCGCTGATAGGAGGCAAATCAGCATGAGCACCGAAGACAACAGCAGCGCACCCGAGCCCATCACCCGGTCCAGCGGGGGCACCGATGCCCTGAGTGTGGCACGGCTTGAGCGTCAGATCGAAAACCTCAAGGCCCAGGTCAAGGGCATCAGTGGGGAGCGCAACACGTGGAAGGCCAAGGCTCAGGCAGCGGCCGAGGCCGCTGGCAATGTCTCGACGTTGACGGCACGCGCTGAGACGGCTGAGGCCACCGTGCAGAAGCTCCGGTCGGAGTTCTCGGCAAAGCTGGCCCTGGCAGACGCGGGCATTAGCAGCACCCGTGCCCGGCGTGCCATCCTCCGAGAGTACGACGAGGAGCATCGGGACGTTGCACCGGATGCCCGGCCGTCCATCGGTGACTTCCTTGGCACCCTCCGAGAAGACCCCTTCTTTGCACAGATGCTCCCCGGCACTGGCTCTGAGGCCACGGCACAGCCGACCACGACCACGACCCCGGCCACCGGCCCCACCGTGGATGTCAACGAAGGCACCTCGACCTCGACCACGACCACGACCCCGGCCACCGGCCCCACCGTGGATGTCAACGAAGGCACCTCGACCTCGACCACGACCACGACCCCGGCTCCGACCCTGGAGAACTACCAGCGGGCACGGGCCAAGGCAGGGGGCCGACTCCAGGGGGATGCCCTGAAAGCCCAGATGGAGAAGCTGCGTGCTGCCGGTGTGATTCAGTAGACGTTTCACCGTGTTGCAACGCGCGTTGCAACACGGTAGAATGAAACTGTCAAGTCAGCCCATCGGGAGCCCCACCGGCATCGGGGTACGGTCACCTCACCGGAACGAGGGAACGGGCACAACGCAACACCCCTTCCCTACACGGTGACTCCCGATGGCAAACGAGATCACAACCTCCCTTCTGGGGACCAACGGCGGACTTGTCGCCTCGGTTCTCTCTGACCTGATGCTTCAGCAGGTGTATGACGCAACGGCCCTCAGCGGCCTCGGCATGTTCATCCCGTGGACCCCCCAGGGCTCCGCAACGATGGACGTGACCCAGGACGCGATCCCCGGCCCGTTCACGGCTGCAACGTCTGAGACGGACGGCAGCAACATCACCAACAGCGCGTACACCACTGCTGAGTTCTCGTTGGCCCCGTCGCTGTACTCGCGCAAGTACGAGATCACGGACCTCGTGCCCATCGCAGGCGGCAAGGTCGACATTGAGCGCATGGCTCAGAAGTTGGTGCAGGGCTTTGCTCTGACCAACACGGACCTCATCTGTGGCCTCTTCGGTGGTGTCACGGCTGAGGTTGGGACCACCACCGTGGACCTCAACGTTGACACCATGTACGCGGCCCAGTACCAGCTCAACAACTCGGCTTCGAGCGGCACCTACTACTGTGTGCTCTACCCTGAGCAGATGAACAACCTCCGGCACAGCATGCGTACCGAGCCCGGTGCCATGCAGTTCGACAAGATGACCGCTGAGATGCTGGCGACCCGAGGCCCCGGCTTCCAGGGCACGTGGAACGGCATCGAGTTCTACCAGAGTGACAGCGTGGCAACGGCCAACAGCGGCGCCGACTCTGCCGGTGCCATGTTCACCCGTGGTGCGTTCGCCTGGACCGCAGCCGACCCCCGGATCGTCCAGGGCCACATCAATTCCGGTGACGTGATCTTCGCCAACCCGCTCGTGCTGCTGGAGCTGGACCGCGACAAGACCAACCGGCGCTCTGCCCTGGCTGCCCAGTCCTACCTGAGCTGGGTCATGGCTGAAGATGCCCGCGCCGTGAAGATCATCAGCGACCGCTGATCCTTCCCGGCCCTCATCCCCCTCACCCCTGCTGTCATTCGGAGGCAACTTGCCAGCACAGAACATGATCACCGTATCGGGAGCCCGACGCCGCGTGGAGTCACAGGTCAGAGAAGACCTGCTGCCCATCACGCCCAAGTCGAAGCCGACCCCGCCGTACTTCTTCGCACACTACCCGAACGGGTGGACCTTCATGGAGGGTCACGGCTTCGTGCCCACCCTGTGCAAGTACCCGGCCATCCCCGGCGTCAACGGGGCCACCCTCGACTCTTCTGGGAGGGTCAACCTCTCCAGGGTCAAGCAGGCTGTGGCATCGGGTGGGGGGACCGTGATCGATGCTCGTGACCCTCGACTCATCCGAGAGGGTGAGACTGAGGAGGATGCCGAGTTCTTCGACTACGTGCGGTTCTACCCGATGGTAGGGGGTGCTCGGTTCTACATCGAACCGGGACAGGTGCCCACCATCACGGCTCGTGGCACGGTGATCTGGAACTCGAAAGAGGCCCACGCCGTCAACATCGAGTTCCGCAAGCACCTCGCTGCAAGCGGCATCATCCGGCCGATCCACAACGTGGAGTACCTGCGCCTGGAGGATGAGGCACAGTCTCGGGTCGACCGGGCACGAGAGACAGCAGGCAACCGGCCTGAGCTGGCGTTCAAGGTCGAGGCCGCTGAGAAGCAGCTTGAGGCCATCCGAGCCGAGTGGGCACGGCTGACTGAGGCAGA